GAAATGACCTTCGGAGTATCTTGGTAATGAGTAAACGCAAAGTGCTGATCGACGGTGACATTGTTGCTTACAGGTCAGCCTTTGCTACTCAAGATTTGTTGCCCAAGGATGCAGAAGAAAAGTTTGAAATACTAATCGACTACATTCTTGAGCAATGCTTAGATTTTCCGACACCAGATCAATATGAAATATATTTGACTGGTAAAGGTAACTTTAGGTTTGACGTAGCAAAGAGCCACATCTACAAAGGCAACCGTAAGGATGCGCAGAAACCACTACACTTATATCATGTACGGCAATATGCCATAGAGAAGTTTGGAGCTATCGTGAGTGAAGGAGAAGAGGCAGATGACCTTATAGCAATCGAAGCAACTAGGCATGGCCCTGATACTGTCGTGGCCTCTATCGACAAAGATATGTTGCAGATACCCTGTACACATTTCAACTTTGGTCGTAACGAGTGGTCAGATGTCAGTGAATGGGAAGGTCTTAAGTTCTTCTATAAGCAAATCTTAACAGGTGATGCAGCAGATAACATTATTGGCTTGTATAAGGTTGGTCCAGTGAAAGCAGATAAGATGCTAGATGGTGCAACAACAGAACAAGAAATGTATGAACGATGTATCAATGCTTATAATGGTGACATAGACCGTGTAATAGAAAATGCCAGACTACTCTGGCTCAGACGAGAAGAGGGTCAATTATGGGAACCGCCCGTAGCAGTAAAGCAAAAGGACGATTAGGACAACAGGAGATTAGAGATACTATTCTCAAGACGTTTCCTGAACTAGAACCCGACGATGTTCGTTCTACTGCTATGGGTCAGTCAGGGGAAGATATCCAACTGTCACCGAAGGCAAGAAAGATACTTCCCCTGTCTATAGAAGTTAAGCGACGAAAGAGTTTAGCGACAGTCTATGATTGGGTAGAGCAAGCTAAACAAGGTGGTCAATATGAACCTGTCGTTTTCTTTAGGGGTGATCGTAAGGACTGGGTTGTTATGATCGGTCTGGATCATTATATGGAATTAGTAAGTAAGTGGAGAAAGTAATGGGCAAACGGTCTAACTTTGAACGTGTTGAAAGAGACTACTACCCGACACCAATAGAGGCCGTTGCCCCTTTGATCGACCATCTACCTCAAGAGACTTTTGACTTTGTTGAACCTTGTGCAGGTGATGGTCGGTTAATTCAACATATCCATGACCTTACAGATGGACATGGGACTTGTATTTATGCTTGCGATATTGAACCACGACATCCAGACATTATTCAGCATAATGCTCTTGATATTGACTTTGGTGAGTATGAGATAATGGACTTCTGTATCACTAACCCACCGTGGGAACGTAACTTCCTACACAGCTTCATAGAACACTGGATAGACATCTGTCCTACTTGGTTATTGTTTGATGCAGATTGGATGCACACTAAGCAGTCAGCTACTCTTATGACATACTGTTCTAGGATCGTTAGTGTAGGTAGAATTAAGTGGATAGAAGGATCAAAACATACAGGTAAAGATAACTGCGCTTGGTACTTGTTTGATAAGAATGCTATAGGCCCGACACAATTTTATGGAAGGCTTATGTGATGCCACTAATGGATTATATGGAACTGTTTGAGATGATACAGCAAGATAGTGATGTAGAGGGTCTACGACGAAAAGCTACATACTTGCTTATGTCAAAATGTCAGGAAGATAAAACGGTAAGTGAGGAAGAGTTTATGGCTTTTGCAGAATACGCAGCTATAAATTTAGGAACAGCGGAAGGAATGATACATTGATTAGTCGTGAAGATATAGAAGCGTTTGAATACTTTAGTCAGACAGAAATGGAGATGAATGTATATCAGGCAGCGGCAGCACAAACAGCTATCTACAAGCATGAGCATCAAGTAATCTATCCTGCACTAGGACTAGCAGCAGAAGCTGGTGAAGTAGCCAACAAGGTCAAGAAGATATTACGTGATGGTAAGTTTGACCGTGAGGCTATTGCTGACGAGGTAGGTGATTGCCTGTGGTATATTGCTGCATTATGTCGTGACTTGAATGTAAGTATGTCAGACCTTGCTGCTGCAAATTTAAAGAAATTAAATGACCGTAAACAACGTGGGGTCATAGGTGGAAATGGAGATAAACGATGAAGACATTAATGAAGTGGTGGTGGCGTTGGATCAACTACCAAGCAACTTGGCGAGAACACCGTAAGGTTATCAAAGAGCTAAATCAGATGACTGACCGACAACTAAACGACATCGGGATTAGCCGTGCAGACATTGACCGTCTGGTATGGCTAGGTGAAGACAAAACAATGCGTGGACGAGGAAAAGAAGAATAATGAACAACATGCTCCCTACCCCCTATCAGAACTTTATTGCACTATCCCGTTATGCACGTTGGACAGGTGATAAACGTGAAACTTGGTCAGAGACAGTTGACCGATACATTGACAATATCGTTAAGCCGCTAACAGGTGAAGATAGCTACATCAAAGATATTCGTGATTCTATCTTATCACTAGAGGTTATGCCATCTATGCGATCTATGATGACCGCAGGTAAAGCCGCAGAGCGTGACAATACGTGTATGTACAACTGCTCTTACGTAGCCGTAGACAAGCCCAAGCGTTTTGACGAAGCTATGTTTATTCTGTTGTGTGGTACAGGCGTAGGATTCTCTGTTGAACGACAGTACATCCAGAAGCTACCAGAAGTCCCAGAGAAGATGTTTAAGTCTGAGACAACCATTGTAGTGAAGGATAGCAAGGAAGGTTGGGCTAAAGCATACCGTCAACTATTAGCATTGTTGTGGTCAGGTGAAATCCCTAAGTGGGATATATCTAAGGTGCGACCTGCTGGTGCTAGACTTAAAACATTTGGTGGTCGTGCCTCTGGCCCTGCACCTTTGGTAGATTTGTTCAACTTTACTATCGACAAGTTTTTGGTGGCAAAAGGTCGCAAACTGTCGTCAATCGAGTGTCACGACATCATGTGTAAGATCGGGGAGATTGTGGTTGTAGGTGGTGTACGCCGTAGTGCTATGATTAGTTTGTCTAACCTGTCAGACGACAAAATGCGTTATGCTAAGTCTGGTCAGTGGTATGTTGACTACGGTCATCGTGCCTTAGCTAATAACTCTGTGGCATACACTGACAAACCAGATGCAGAGACATTTATGCGTGAATGGACAGCATTGATTGAAAGTAAGTCAGGTGAACGTGGTATCTTTAACCGTCAAGCATCACAGAAGCAAGCTGCAAAGAATGGTCGTCGTAATCCAGAAAGTGACTTCGGGACGAATCCTTGCAGCGAGATCATCTTGAAAAATGCGCAGTTCTGCAACCTTACGGAGTGCGTAGTACGTGCTACTGATAATATTGACGACATAGAACGCAAGGTAAAATATGCGACTATCTTAGGTACTATTCAATCTACCTACACAAAGTTTCCGTACCTATCCAAGGATTGGGCAGATAATACGGAAGAAGAGCGTCTGTTGGGTGTAAGTCTAACAGGCATCATGGACAACCCGCTAATGACAAGTAAAAATGCTGGATTAGCTAAAACACTGGAGCATTTAAGAAATGTCGCTATATCTACTAATGATGAATGGGCTGAGCGCCTTGGTATCCCTCCTTCTGCTGCTATCACTTGTGTCAAACCTAGTGGCACTGTCTCCCAACTTGTTGATTCTGCTAGTGGGATACACGCTCGTCACAGCCCTTATTACATCCGCACGGTGCGTGGAGACAATAAAGACCCACTTACACAGTTCTTGATTGATCAGGGCGTACCTAACGAGCCTTGTGTGATGAAAGGTGACACGACAACAGTGTTCAGTTTCCCACAGAAAGCTCCAGCAGGTGCAGTAACACGTAACGATATGACAGCTATTGAACAACTAGAAACATGGCTTACGTATCAACGACACTGGTGCGAACATAAACCTAGTATTACTGTGTCAGTACGTGACTCTGAATGGGTATCTGTAGGTGCTTTTGTGTATGAGCATTTCGACGAGATGTCTGGTGTGTCGTTCCTACCACATAGTGACCATACATACCAACAGGCACCCTATCAGGATTGCGAGAAGTCTGACTATGAAACTTTGTTGTCGTTAATGCCAACAGAGATCGACTGGTCTAAACTGACAGACTACGAGAAAGAGGACAATACAGCATCAATGCAAACACTAGCTTGCTCTGGTGATTCATGCGAAATCGTAGACCTGACGTAGGTAAAGTACCTTCGCCCTGCGTACTCATCTGTCGAATAGAAGATGGTGAGTGCGTGGGGTGTAAGAGAACTATAGATGAGATACGAGATTGGATAATCATGTCTGAGTATGAACAAAATAAACTATTGCGTGAACTAGACTGGAGAAAGAATGTACGTGATCATAAGCCGTGACCAATGTAACTTTTGTGATAGTGCCAAAGCCTTGTTAAAAGGAAAAGGGTTACCATATATAGAATACAACATACAGTCACCCAGTAGTAAATGGTTACTGTACTTATTAAAGAGGTCTAGCATTACAACTGTTCCTCAAATCTTTAACACAAAAGGCACATATATTGGTGGCTATACAGAACTGAAAGAGTGGTTAGATGACAAAGGTCAGAAAGAGTTTTAATCGTGCTTTGTATGAGGCATACGACGAAAAGGCTAAACAGGCTCTGGTGTCGTACTTAATTAAGAAGAAGCATGAGATTGTAAACACCGAAGAGAACTACTTTGTGGATGTAATCTCTCAGAAGCATGGCTACACTTATTTTAATGAGGCAGAGGTTAAGGTAGCATGGGATGGGGACTGGCCTAGTCACTGGACAGAGATACGCATTCCTGAACGAAAACAGAGGCTCTTAGACAAGTATGAAGGACAGAATGGTGTTCTTAATTTCTATGTGTTCCGTAAAGACTTGAAGAAGGCATGGAGAATTAAAGATACCTTACTAACCAAAGACAGCCTTAAAGAGGCTAGGGGTAGAAATATACGTAAGGGCGAACTGTTCTTTCATATACCTTTTACCGAAGCTGAACTTGTGAGTGTTTAATGGATGACTTCCCCGAAAAACCTAAACGTACCCGACGAAAAACCAACTATAAAGGCGCAGAGAAAAAGCAAACTTCTGGTCTTGTGCCTAGAACAGATCGTCAAAAGGAACTTATAGATGCTCTTAAAACACACAGTCAGGTCTTTATCCTTGGCCCTGCGGGAACTGGGAAAACGTATGTTACGGCGACTTATGCTGCCGACCTCTACACGACGAAAGAGATTGATAAAATCGTCATCACAAGACCTCACGTTGCCGTAGGTAAAGAGTTAGGGTTTCTTAAAGGTGACTTACAGGAAAAGACAATGCCTTGGGCATTACCTGTGTTAGACGTATTGGAGAAACATCTTGGGAAAGGAACTGTCGAAACTGCAATCAAGAATGGTAATATTGAAATGGCACCTCTTGCACTTATGCGTGGGCGTAGTTTCGATAATGCCTTCATAATTGTCGATGAAACACAAAATATAACGACACATGAGCTTAAGATGCTCTTGACACGAGTAGGTGAAGACACCACTATAGTACTTAATGGTGATGTACAACAGTCAGACCTGAAAGAAGCTGATGGTCTGTCTAAGGTTATTCACCTAGCAAAGAAACATATGTTGCCTGTACCGATCATTGAGTTTGGTGTAGATGACATTATACGATCCGACATCTGCGCACAGTGGGTGAAAGTCTTTATGAAGGAGAACCTGTGATGGAAACAATATTCTATGGTGTATGTATCGCTATTTGTGGCTTTGTCATGGGCCATGTTGTTGGTTATGATAAAGGTCATGACGATATGGAAAAGATTTACAAAGATGTTTATAGTAACAAGGAGAACTTATGATAAGTGGAAGTGAGATGCCCGACAATGTAAACAACCCTGCACACTATGGTACTGGTGCTATTGAGTGTATTGAGTACATCAAAGACTTCCTTAACGATGAAGAACTGACAGGATACTACCGTGGGAATGTAGCCAAGTACTTACACCGATGGCGATACAAGAATGGAGTAGAAGACCTTAAGAAAGCCCGATGGTATCTAGAAGCATTAATACAACAACAGGAACGCAAATGAGTGTAATTGAAGGTCTACTAATTGCAAGTATGGGATTTAATGCTTGGGCATTATACCGTATAGGTAAAGTAGAGAAGGATATAGAAATGCTGTATGAAGGTACGGCAATGTGTATGAACAAATTAGGTCTATCCGAAGAGTAGACACAAAAAGACCCCTGAGTCCAACTAAGGATTCAGGGGTTTAGTTTTATGCAGAGTATGGATATTCTTATTCTTTACGTCTGAATAGCTTAATTAAGCCTCTTCCAATTTCAGACGGTGATGGGGCTAACCACCCCAATACTAATAGTATTAATAGCAGGGGGTCAATCTCAGTATTATTTGTAGTACTATT